TAAGTACCAATACTTTCCATCAAACGAGATATTAGCAACTTGTTTCTTACAAGACAAATCAAAACCAGCTCTAACAGAACCAAAACTTACTTCTCCAAGCGTTGGTATTTGGAGCTTACCGTTATCTTTCAAATAAATACGACTAGGACGTTTCCTGTTCGATGATATAGAACACATAACATTGAAATTTGGTTGAATTTTATCAACACTTCTAAAATTTAATCTACCTTTATTTCGTTTCTTGATTTTTATCAGTTCCCTAGAAAGAGAGTTATAAATAAACGATTGATTAGGTTGATAATACCAAGACCATTTTGCTTTATCTTTGGCATAATTCTTAGCAACAACAATTTTAGCAAAATCAAGATAATCAGATTGAGTAAAACTATAAACACGTCTATCATTTCCATTTTTATTCAAAATATTATCGAACTCACCTTTATTATTACGCTTATCAATATCAACTAAAAGATTCCAGAAATTGCGGGAGACTTTACTGTACCACCATGCAAGACTTTCTTGTGCTTTAGTTAATTTAAGTCTAATCTTATGACTTCTCATCATACTCTACCTTTTTCAAAACAGTCTCATTAATATATGCTGACAAACTTATGTTATTAAACAATTAACATAAAATATCCCCATTATAAGTCGGTGGAGAGAGACTTGAACTCCCAGAGCCGTTAAGCAACAGATTTACAGTCTGCCCCGCTACCAATTACGGTATACCCACCGATTAAGAGCCTCAAGCCGGAATCGAACCGACAACCTAATGCTTACAAGGCATTTGCTCTGCCTGTTGAGCTATTGAGGCTTGTTTATGCACTGATGTAAAGATGGATATCTACCAGTGCATATTTTAATGCCATATACTCGATAAAATATATAACACCAAGAGTGCGTAATGGGACTTGAACCCACACCACCTGTTTGGAAGACAGGTATGCTGACCGTTAACACTATACACACATATGACCGATACGGGGCTCGAACCCGTATTACAGCCTTGAAAGGGCTGTGACCTTACCTGTTTAGTCGAATCGGCCATTAAGGTGTAGGACGGAAATCGAATCCGCATCTTCAGATTCACAATCTGACGGACTAACCATTGTCCTACCTACACAGTGGAGCTGATGGGATTTGAACCCACAACCTTTTGCTTGCAAAGCAAACACTCTCCCATTGAGTTACAGCCCCTTTGAAGTGGACGGTGTCGGTATCGAACCGACTCCTGTAGCGTTTCAAGCTACCGCTTCTACCTAGTTAGCTTACCGTCCTTAGACGGTACTAAATCGTACTTTCATGAATTATTCTCCTATTAATATATTGATGCTAAATACACCAAACGGGTAAGGTAGGACTTGAACCTACGACACTTCGGTTAACAGCCGAATGCTCTGACCATCTGAGCTACATACCCAAATTAAAAAAGTCGCCTGAATTTTATGTTACCATAATCTTCAGACGACAAGGATTAGAAAAAAATGTTTAAACATATCAAATATCAAAAATATTGATACAGTTATAAACCCCTGTTTTGTCAGAAGATTTCCAAGTATGATAAAAATACCCTGTAGGTTCAAGGCTCGCCAAATTAAACATATTATCATAATATGCTGTAGCAACTGTATTTGCTAATGTATTTGTCATTCTTAACATACCTGTTTTCTCCTTTTTTTATAGTTTATTATTTTTATAGAGGATTTATGTTTAATCAACTTCTATGATGCTATTATAGCACTGAGTATCAGATATGTCAACACTTTTCTTATAAAAATTCTCGTAAATCAAGATTTTTAATCAAACTGTGTTTCTTTATCTAAATCTAATTTATTTATGATATCTCCAAACTTAGCATCTAACTCACCAAGTCGTCTTTGATTATCAGCTTTTTGCTTATCAAAAGCAGCAGCTATATCTGCACCACTCATTTTGATAGACTCAAAGCTGTTTTCTAAATCCATATAATTTTTATCATGCTGAAATATATCATAAACTTTATCTTTCTCAAGATACACTTCGTAATCAAGCTTAGGTTTTACACCAGCCATATAGTCTTCATGACGCATCGGCTTTTCATCTCTAAATACATCTTTACTTGGTAAAGTTAAAGTACCCATAAAATTATTGTTTAATGGGATTTCAATATGTCTATTATAATATTTATCCTCGTTAGAGACAAACTTTGCAGGCACATCAATTATTAAATCATTTTTTGTATCACTCATATATATCATTCCTTTCTTATTATATATTTATATTATATAACAGATATATAATAATCAAAGATATAAAAATAATATAAACCACTTAAACATAAAATATGTCAAGTGGTTTATATTTATTAAATTATTAGGTTAAATCCCCATCTCTTTGCAACGGTCTTCGGCAAGCAAAAATAAAAATTCATAATTATAATCATCAACATTACTGATTATTCCATGCTCCATGAATACCAAAGTATTTCTTGTAGCATCTTTATATACATCTATTGAAATACCATCTTCAGGTACAATCCCTGCAACAGCGTACATACCGTTAGACAATGTCGTTGCCGCCTTAATTTCCATTGCGTTTAATGGGCGTGTTCCATATCTTGTATAACATCCATGAATATATTCCTGTTCTGTTTGTTTATACATATTTAATTACCTACTCTTCCTTATATTATTTTACTCTATAATGTTTTAAAACAGACTCCATATAGTCTCCTAAGACTATAGGAAGTACATTCTCTACATCAACATTATCATCTTCTATTGTATCACATGTTGACCAAGTGGCATCCGAATAATATTTAATAATAGACGGATGTATTGTAGTCTTTAAAGCTTCATCTGTATATGGGTTATAAGATGACTTATCTGTAACGCCCATTGCTTTGACAAAAGCTTTAGCCTGATTGAGAGATGCACCTGCTTCTATACCATATACAGCTTTAAAATCATTACGCTTATTTTCAACCAATAACTGATAATGATTTAAAGCCGGTATTTCAGGCTTAGGATATATAATCTGATGAATCAAAATCTCGTTAACATCTTCATCATTACTTGTTACTTCAAAATGATGTATATCAAAATCAGACGGCTCATACGGCAATTTGCCATATGGCTCATACTGCTTCTTTACAAAACCATAAATAATATTAGGCACATGAAATCCGGCTTTAAATAATCCTGAATTTGAATAAAAAGTATGTGGTAAATATTCTCTCTCAACATTCTTTAATATATCATGTAATATCATATAATAGCAATCCTTTCTTATGTTACTTGTATTATACTACATTCTTCCATATAAATCAACATAAAAATAGTTGACTCTATAAAAATATTTATGTTATTATAAACTCTCCGGGTGTAATTTTAATGAATTATAAAAAAGAAAAGGGAAAACACATGAAAGCTAAACTTACAGAAAACGGCATAAAAGTCTTTAATGATTTCTTAAAAAGACGACAAGAAAGACAAGAGAAAATACTTAAATCAGGTGTTGATACGCTTACAGAGCCTATTGATATCACACAAGAAGATATAGAGTGTGATATTATCACATTTGGTGATAAAGACGGATATTATAACCGTTGGTTTGTGACAGATGACCCACGCTATGATATGCCGTTATTTTTAGAAAAAGATAAGGATTATCGAATACATGAAGAATATTAATATACTAAGCATTGACTTTGATTATTTTCAGGATGTAGATTCTAAAACACTAATGATGCATTATCCGGATGGCATTGACTTACCTGAAGAATTATCAAGCTTTATTTGGGCGAACCATTATGCAAACCCATATTCTGAAAAAGAGTTATTAAACGTAAAAATCAAACAGGATAAACTTGATGAGTTAATATCTTATATAAAGACAATTAATAACAAGATTCCTGTTATGATTGCATCATCTCATGTCAAAATTTATAATTTTATACATAAACATTGTAATATGAATGATAATCTTAATATTATTAATATAGATATGCATCACGATATGTTTGATGCAGTACCTAATAAAATCCATTGCGGCAACTGGCTAAAAGTGATTAAATCAGAATATAAGACCGTTAATACCACATGGATTTGTAATCCTGTATCTCTCGAAACTATGAATAAACCTGATATAAATACTATTATAGATGATTTAACAGGTCTTAAGAATATTGATTTTGATATGATATTTTTATGCAGGTCCGATAATTGGACTGCACCACATCTTGACAATTATTTTGTAATACTCGCTGAATGCCTTGGGAAAATTGCAAGCAATCTTGATTTAGAAAATGTTTTAGAATCAAGATATAACAACAGCTTTAAAGAAATGGTCGATGAAGAACGAAATTTAATAAGCCAGATAAATAAAAACATGTAATTGTTAAAAAATATAAACCACAATGCTTGATAATATGCACTGAAAGGATGAAATCTTATGAAGTATTATTTATTTGTACTTGATGAACAATGGCAATTATATAAAACATTTAATGATATTAACAAGCTCATCCATTGGTGCAATTATCATTATACATATGTTTATCAAGACATAGCACTAAATACAAATGATTTAAAAAGCACATGGTCTGATGAATTAAATAAATATATCAAAACTCATAGAACCTTATTGTTTATGAATCAGGACAATAAAATTATAGATGTAAGAAATCTTAATTTAGTTCGCAAGCATATACCATATCCTTATGAGTTTTACTTTAACAGAAAACGCAGGTATTTTACCAAGCATAGAACCAAAGTATATGATAGACGATTAAAGCATTATAAGAAAAATCTAAAAGATAAATACTTTGAAAGATTTGAAAATGATGGCTATAACATCAAAATTTATCATACACCAAATGCTTTTGACCTATGGCCAACAAGACGATTAAATCCTTGCTGGAAAGACCAAACAAAAAGAAGACACCAATATAAAATAAGACAGTGATATATATCACTGTCTTATTTTACATCACCCAAGATATAATCCACAAAATTAAAACAATACTGATACCTGTTAATATAAGAGTCAACATCTTATATGAATTTTTTAACTCTTCTCTTTCGTATGGTGTTAAAGCATCAGTATTTACCGGCTGAACAGCTTCGGCTTTTTTAAATAATTCTATTAGATTAAAGCCTTGTTTTTTTGTAATATCTAAAGTTTGCTCTTTATTATTAGCCTGAGCTTTTTTTTCTTCTCTTTTTCTCTTAAACTCTTCTCTCTCTTTTTCAGTCATATGTATTTAAAAGTCCTTTCTTAATCTAAGTATATTATAACTAATTTATCTTCATAAATCAATATTTTTAAAATAATCGGGTGTCTTTTTGTATTAGGTGTTATGGAGAAAACATAATTATGTCTATGTAGCACATTCGCAACATAGTTTTTATGATTAAGCAAGCATATCCGCATGTGTTAATTATAAACCATAACACTTAATATATAATAATGTTTATAAATAAAGGAGAAAATAATATGTTTGACTTACACGGAAAATATGAAACAGCAAAAGTTTTTACAGACCTCTGCGAATCCGAAGCTGTTTCTCAGATAATTAATTTATTAAATCAGCCTTTCATGAAAGATGCACATCCAAGATTTATGCCTGATGTACATGCAGGAAAGGGATGCACAGTAGGTACTACTATGCATATCACAGATAAAGTCTGCCCTAACCTAGTTGGAGTAGATATAGGCTGCCTTGATTGTGATACGGAAATTTTAACAGAATCAGGTTGGATAAAAATATCAGAGTATAAAGATAATGAAAAAATATTACAATTTGACCCAGTCACAAATACAGGCATGTTTATAAAACCACAATTATACATAAAAAAGAAATGCGACTGGTTTTATCACTTTAAAAATTCAAAAGGTTTAGACCAAATGATAAGTGAAGAACATAATATATTGATGTATTACGGACATAAAAACAGAAAAATAAATTATAAGACAATAAAACCTGAATTTTTAATAAGTTTAGATGACAAAAAACTAAGTAAAAATTATTATATGTTTAATACAACATTCAATATTAAAAACAAAGGTATCAAAATATCAGATGAAATGATTAGAATTGATATAATGGCACAAGCTGATGGTAGAATAAAAGAGTATGAAAATTATAATTTTGTAGAATTACATTTTAAAAAAGAACGTAAAATACTAAGAGCTGAAAATTTATTAAAAAAAGCAAATATAACATACAATAAATATTCAAGCAAAGATACAACATTTATAAGTTTTAGAGTTCCAAAATATATAAATAAAAATTTAAAAAAATATTGGAAAGCAAATTATGAACAATTAAAAATAGTAGCTGAAGAAAGTTTGTTATGGGATGGACATTTGGGATATAGAAGTTTTTACAGTTCTTCTAATAAAGATTCAATAGATGTTATACAGTTTGCATTTATAGCAACAGATGTTAGAGCGTCATTATACAATGTTAAAAATACAAAATATTGGACGGTCATACCTACAAAAAATAAATATGTAGGATATAATAAAAAACCAAAAATCGTTCAATCAAAAGATGGGTATAAATACTGTTTTAAAACAGATACTGGATTTTTTCTTTGCCGTAGAAATGGATATACATTTTTAACAGGAAATTGTGGAATGCTGACAATCAAGCTTGATGAAACAGATATAGATTTCGCAAAGCTTGATGCCATCTTAAATGACGGCAAAACCGTACCATCAGGCTTTAATAAAAGAGAAACAGCTCATAAGAACTTAGCAAACACAAGACTTAACGAGCTTAATTGCTTAGACTCTATAGATTTAGATACAGCTGAGAAGTCTTTAGGCTCTCTTGGCGGTGGCAATCACTTTATCGAGATTGATAAATCTGAAAATGGCACATTTTATTTAATAATTCATACAGGCTCACGCCATCTTGGAATAGATGTATGTAACTATCACCAGAAGCAGGCAATCAAGGCTTGTAAGTCTCAAGACGTAAAAGAGTTAATTGCAAGACTTAAGCTAGAGGGCAAAACCAAAGAAATTCAGACTGAGCTTAATAAACTAACAAGCTTAAAAGTTCCTGATGACCTTGCTTATTTATCAGGTGATGACTTAAAAGCATATCTTCACGATATGAAAATCACTCAAGAATATGCTGTATGGAACAGAAAGACAATAGCTGAAGAAATCATCAAAGCTATGAACTGGAAAGTAAAATCTGATTTTACAACTATTCATAACTATATAGACACAGATGATATGATACTTCGAAAGGGTTCTATCTCGGCTAAAAAAGACGAAATCGTATTAATCCCGTTGTCTATGCGTGACGGTGCGATTATCGCAAAAGGTCTTGGTAATCCTGAATGGAACTCTTCAGCTCCTCACGGTGCAGGTAGAAGCTTATCTCGCTCTAAAGCAAAAGAGCTATTAGATGTGAATGAGTTTGCAGCTCAAATGACAGGTATTTACACTACTTGTGTAGGAGAAGCAACTCTTGATGAAGCTCCGGACGCTTACAAGCCTGCTGAGTCTATACTCGAAAACATAAAGGATACAGTAGAGATACTTGAGGTTATTAAGCCTGTTTATAACTTTAAGGCTCACTAAACAAAAACACACAGGCTTGATTTTATTCAAGTCTGTGTATAAATATATATAAAAGCAATGGAGAAAATTTTATGAGTTACAGATTTAACTTAATATTTGCAAAATGCAAATCAGACAGTGATATACTATCAGCATACAAATCAATAAAAAACGAATTATTTAAAAAATTCAAAGAAAATCCGGAACTGTTTTTATATGGTATTCCTGAAAACAAAGGATATTATACTACGTTCTTAAAATCAATATTTATATTTAGGATTTATCATTGGAAAAAGCTTAATTTAATGGCACTGTTATCTGATAATTTATCAACAGGTTTTGATAAAAACTTTAAATCAGAAATATATTTTCAAAATTCAAGTGATACAGACTATGAATATGAAACATATCAGAATTTATCACCTGAAATAGATGAGCTGATAAATAAATTTAAGTCTGTAAAATCAATAAATGATTTAATAGCATTAAATGACGATATAGATGAATATACAATACAAGACATATCAAAAGACGCTGATGCTCTTTTATACTATGCTAAATCAAGATGTTATGACGCTGTATATAATATACTTGATTTAGATGTAATAGCAAATGATAAAGAAAATAAAGATATTGATGTATATGCCTTTAATGCTATCTCATCTATAAAAGAACTATATGAATTGTATAAGATTACAAATGCTTATTTAAAAGACAATATCATAATATAAAGGAGTATAATATGACAGATGAACATTGTGTAATAATACAGCATTTCTTAGGTGAAATTTATTACACTGAGATAAATGATTATGAGTTATTTAAAGCTATATCTCAAATAATTGCTGTTATGAAAGAACAAAAAATAAATATATCATTTGCAAATTTTATAAATGCCTTATCTAAGAAAATGATAAAACTATATAAAGAAAATGATAAGGACCCATTACATTATATATCATATAAGACAATGGCTGATATGATAATTGCTGAAGTAAAATCTATAAAAATTTATTACAAAAAGCGACAAATATTAGGTTTAAAACTAAAGGATTTTAAAATAAAACATATTGATTTTATGCCTGTAGATGTATTTATTGATGTTCAAACAGATGAAGACACAAATGAAAAATATATAAATCAGCTGATAATTAATGATAAATATGCAGATATAGATGACTTTAAATCATTTAACAAAGATATAGAATTTAATATTGCAATAAATTATAAGATAACAACTAATGGATATAAATATGTAGTAGAAAAACTTAACGATGTAATTCATAATTTATAATATAAAGGAGAATAAAAAATGATTAAAAGATACGAAAAAGATTTATATGTAATAAACAAACAAGAATTGACAATGCTTATGGAAACATATATTAATTTGAATGCCTTAGAAACTGCCGGTGTAGATAATTGGGAGAATTATGGAGAAGCATTAGATATTTACTTCGAAGATGAAAGAGCCAATAATCCTAATTATGGAATTGACGATGAAATCAAAAACTGGCTGAATAAAATTCATAATGACAGCTTTTTCAGTAATATATCAGGTTCGTAAATGAAGTTAACAAAGACAGCAACATAAAAGAAACTAAGCCTTTAGATGTTGATGCAATATAAAAATATTATAATATAAGAAAGGATAAATTTTATGCGTTTATGGCACATGATGCCAATAGAAGTATTTAATAAGACTATAAAATTAAACAAGCCATATGTATGTGATATTAGTAAATCAGACCTGTTAAATGATAAAAATTGCGATACAAGTAATTTTAAAAATGCATACGATTGGCTTGTCGCTCAACTAAATAAAAAAATAACAAATCCAAATAATATTGCATACCCTGTATGGGCTTGGCACACATATGGTAAGAAAAATAAAAAACCTAATTTAAACCACATTGCTAAAAATTATTTTACAGAGCCAATGGTAATACTTGAAATAGAAATCAATGACGTAGATGTAGTATTATCCGATGAGCCGATGTGGACAATCGCTTGTCTTAACAATTTTCCGTATTTTGAGTCTGATGATGAGTATGATAACTATCAGGCTGAAACAAATAAAAATAAACAACTTGAATTTTTAGAAAAATCTTGGCACAGGATATTTGATGTATCTAAATCTAAATATGTTCAGGCTTGCTTTTGGGAACTTAAACCTGAATATATAAGAAAAATATATAGATTTAATTCTCATATTAACAAATAATATTTTGGGGCTGTTGCACGAAGAATGATAGACACAAAATATAGTGATTGCTGAAATATAAGTCACTTATATCTTGTAGTATTTTCTTTAATGCAACAGCCCCATTTTTTTTAATTAAAAAAATAAGCATAAATGCTTATTTTCGAGAGATGTTATAAAATAATTTTGGAGGTTTTAATTATGTTTGAAAATGCAATATATAATCCTATATATAAAGGATACGCAATATTGATTTCATTCAGTGAATACGCATTAATGTATGAGAATATACAAGATGCAGCTGATTTTATACCAAATATATGGGATAATTTATATGAAATTCAATGTTTTGATAACTGTGGCATAATCAAATTATCAAAAGAATTTAATGAAAAGGCATACAAGCACAAATACGCTTTACTTTCATGTGATTTAGATAATCTGGATGAAGCTATAGCTTATATCAAAATTAAATGGGGCAAAGTATTACCTCAAAACTTTGACTATGATAACAGAATTTGCTACTTTATAGGACATGACTATTATAATGGAGATGGATTCAATGATGACTAAACAATTAATTAAAGGCTATGCAATAAATATAACTGATGAAATGATAGATAAACTACCAAAAAATGAATTAAAAAACATTAAGTATGTTAAAGACTTTGAAAGTTATCATCATTCAGGCATCGAATATAAAAAAATATATGTTAAACAATTTATCTTTGCTGATACTAACTATAATATTGAAAACAGCTTAGAAAAACTTGAAGCAGAATTAAAGCAAAGATTTAAAAATTTTGACATATATAAAAACGCAATTTTCTTTGCGGGTGTACCTAAGTAAAAAAACAAATATATCTCACTATTTAAATAGTGAGATATATAACATTTGGAGAACTATTTATGCTAAAAATGACACAACTAGATTTAATTAAGTTTTATAAAAACGATACAATATTAAATCTAGTAAATATCAATTATAATTTGTTTAATTTCAATCAATTAAGAGAAACAAAAAAGCTATTCAAGGCTATGCCTAAAATAAAAAAGCAATATATTAATTTAATTAAACACGAATCTGATATACATAATTTATTTTGTGATATAAAACAAACAGACAATGTCATAAATGCTTTTGTAGCGTATAATGCATTTAAGTTCAATACAAACGAGTTTGTCTTGTCTTCTATGTTCTATAAATTAAGAGATTATTGCTTAGCAAATAACATCAAACAAATCAATATGGGCTATGACTTAAGAGACAATAATAAATTGTTTTCAAGCATTTATCATATAGCCGATAAAATCTTTAACGATGACAAATATAAAGATAAAATTGTATTCAATATATGCTTGGTGTTAGCATTATAAATAGATATTAGAAAGGAATATTATATGATAGAATATTTAGAATTAACTAAAAAAATAGACTATAAAAATAATATAATTTTAAATTTAGTTAATGTCTATCACAAGACACTTGCTGATGCAAATCAATTATCAGAAACAAGAAAATTATTTAAAGCTATGCCGTTAATTAAGGCTCAGTTTAAAGAAGCCTTCGCAAATATGCGTGAATTTGACAAAATGCTCGGAAAAATAATTATAACTGATAATGTTATCAATGCTTGTGCAGCAAACAATAAAACAAGCTTTATATTAAACACAGATGCCTTATATAAAGCTTTGGTTAAAGCCAAAAAGTATTGTCTTGATAATCATATTAAAAATATTAATTTGTATTATGATTTTAAAGATACAGAAAATATATTTACAAGTATCTGTGATACAGCAGCTGATATATTTGACGGTGATAATAATGCAAACAAGATTGTTTTGAATATATATACGGTGAATTGATTATATGCTAAAGTTCTATAAATCAAATACAGGCTTAATCTCATATGGTGAACTAATTTATATAATAAATAACCGAGCCATATTACAGGATAAATTAACTCATGAATTAGCAAACATAGACGAACATGAATTGTATGATAGTTTTCTTGAATGTGCTAATCAAGCCTATAATCAAGAAAAGATAATAGAATATGCTCTAAAAATAAACTCACCTACAGATGCAATAATTAATCTATATAATGCCATTTTAAATCCTGAAAATATAGACACAGAAAAAATTATGGCAGCGTTGTTAATTGCGTATGATAAGAGTTAAATCAACGATTCAAAAACATTATTTATTGCAGGCATATATAAATAAAGAAAGGAAATAAAAATAATATGGATACAAAAATAAAAAATAATGAGAGGTTTAAATATTTGCACGAATTACCTGTCACAATAGAATTATATAATTTTATAAAATTTCTTGATGAAAAATATCATGTAAACTCAAAAGACCCTGACAACAGCTTCGGTCAAATCAATCCGGAAACAACTACTATTAGTAATTTATATTTCTCAAATATTTTATATCTTGCAAAAGTGGACAAGCCGGAACGCATATTGGAACTGCCAAAATACCAGAGCAATAATCCAAACGAATCTATGATTCTATTATCAGGCAATGACATAGCTTTGCTCAGCACAAAGAATCCAACTGAAGATAAGATTTTACTTGATACTCTTGAAGATGCTGATTTAGGTAAGTTAATTAGATTAAGACTTGCCTGCCAAAAGGAATTATTAGAAAATAAACCAAGATTACCTGAATTTTTAAATAAAAAGTCTAAAGAACCTGAACTAAGCAATACAGAAAAAGACGAAATCTTAGAAAAACAGGGTTTTGCAAGCCATCGCTCAAGGAAAGTATCAAAAACTATTCCTGTAACAACCAAAACAGGCACAAAAGGCGAATTTAGCGTAGAATACTATCGTCTTGGTAATAATTCAAGTCCACACTTTTCAACATCTTATTCCTGTAAAAATAGATGTGGTCAGGCTCAGGAAGCTATGGACCATAATCATCCGGCTTATGAGTTTTATAAAAAGTGGGATGTATTCCATGGAGCCGTCATGACTACAGCAGAATATGAAGAAATGTACCGAGATTTACAAGAAGTTCTTAACTATGTGAATAATAATTAAATCCAAACAGGCTCTTTAATATAAAGAGCCTGTTTTGTAATTTAATCGAGTGCTTTTATAAATAAACGGAGGTGAAAAATAATCATGACAAACTTAGAAATGCTTCAAAATATGATAGATAACAGTAACAATATAGTTTTTTTTGGTGGTGCAGGTGTTTCGACAGAGAGTGGTATACCTGATTTCAGAGGCACAAACGGATTATACAATCAAGAATGTAAATATAATCCGGAAGAAATGTTAAGCCTGAGCTTTTTTATAGCTCACCCTGATGAGTTTTATACGTTTTATAAAAATAAGCTTTTAAGCTTAAACGCAAAGCCTAATGCTGCACATTTTAAGCTTGCAGAACTTGAAAAAACAGGCAAACTTAAAGCCGTAATAACACAAAATATAGATGGCTTACATCAGGCAGCTGGCAGCAAAAATATATATGAGCTACACGGCTCTATGCACAGCTATCATTGTACTAAATGTGGCAAAGAATTTGATATAGATTATGTATTGAATTCTAATAAAGTTCTGAACTCAGTTCCTTACTGCGATGAATGTCACGGCTTAGTTAAACCTGATATAGTCTTGTATCAGGAAAACCTAGATTTCGAAGTATTGGCAAATGCAAGACGTGAAATAGCAAAGGCTGATATGCTTATAGTTGCAGGAACAAGTCTTTCAGTTTATCCGGCAGCAGGCTTACTTGATGCATTTTTTGGCAAATATCTTGTTGTAATAAACAACGATATGCCTAAAAAAGACTTACACGTTAAGTTATATATAGATAAACCTGTTGGTGAAGTCTTAGAGAAAATAAAAGTTTAAAGCAAAGAGCAATGCCCCTTTTGAATATTAAAAGGGCATTGCTCTTTCTTTTCGGGTGCATGAATAAATAATTTTTTTGGAGGTTTTTATATGATAAATGCATTAGCAAATGACGTTACTAGAATTTATACTAATAAAATAATAGATAATGGCGTTGAATATCAAAAAGGCGACTTAGTTATAGATTCCGAAGTCGCATCAGAGTTATTTAATTTATCACCGGAATACGATAAAGTATTAGTGAAAATCAATGGTGATAAGATTAAGTTATATGGCATGAATAACAATAAGACAGAAATTCCGGTTTCTTATAAAGATGAATCATCAAGCCTTATGCTTGAAGATTGGTATGCCGTTACACGCAGCATAGATGGCTTAATTAACAAGCCTAATAACTTATACACCGGAGAAAGCTTGGAAGTACTTACATATGATACAGAAGATACAGGTCTTGATTATAATATCAAGCTAAGCTATATTAAGACTAATGTTAAGGGCTTGTATAAGCTTAAGTCTCAGACAAAAGATAATGTGTATGTATCTTATACATGGCTTGATAATGCCGAAGCAAGTGATTTAATTAAAAATCATGCTATAATAAGCACTGAAAAATTAAATAATGATTACGGTGCAGAGTTTTTGTCAAGTCTAAAATAAATAATTACATAGGCTAAGCGTTTTAATAGCTTAGCCTATGTATAAAATAAGGAGAAATTTTTATGCCTACATTTGCATGGGGAAGAAACGTTTATTTTAAAGATGACGAAACAAATAATATATTAAAGGGCAAAATGTTTGAGCCAAGAGTGCAAAACAACGAACTTTATATATTTATTATTAACGTTCAAACAACAGACGGTAATGATACGTATACTTATAATAGAGCTGTAAACGAATCTGAATTATTTTTGACGCTTGAAGATTGTATTAAAAACGTTAATGAAACATAAATAATAAGAGAAAATAATTATGCTCACTGAATTCGGAAAAATCACAAGAAAATTAAGAATAGATAACGATGTATTATTAAAAGATATGGCAGGTGAATTAAACATATCTGCTGCGTTTTTATCAAAACTAGAGACCGGCAAATCTAAGCCAAATCTAAAATTAGCTGATAAAATTAAAGATATATATAATCTTGATGATAAAGCTTATAATGATTTGATAAATGCTATAGATATAGATAACAAAAGCATTATACAACCAGTTTCTGCAAAATCAAAATCAGACATGAAGTTAATTGTAAAACTCGCCAATAAACTAAAGTTAATGTCCGATGCTCAAAAACAACAGTTTATAAAAGATATAGAAAAATTATGAAAATAAAAGGAGACATATATGAAACCACTTGATATATTCTTTTCATTACAAAAAAATAATATATCTATCTTATTTACAAACAATGTTGAAAAACCTATTGTAACAAAAATAACTAATTTAAAAACAAATTACTCAACTGAAATCAATCTTATGGATTCAGAAGAAATACGAGAATCTCTAACTAAATTCGGATGTACTAACAACGAAATAGAATCATTTTTATTGTTTAGTGCTCATAACACATTTGATATAGCTAATGCAAACTTTAAGATAAAAGAATTTTGTTTGTATATAGCACAAAATAAATTAGATATACTACTTTATCAGAAAAATAATGACAACATGGATAAAATCAATAAAGCTGATTCTTTTATTTTAAAAATGTGTGATTTGAATCAATCAATAATCAAAAAAGAAACATATGACGCATTAGACTCAGACATCAAAGAAGTATTTGAACCCATTACTGTAAACAAAAATTCAAAAGCTGATTGGAATTTCATATTTGATTTTATAAGAAATTACAAAGAGCATATATATTATGCATCAGCTGACATATATTTAGCAGGTTTATATAAAACTAAGGCAACATATAGAATAAATATAAGTATCAACAAACATATGAATGGTTTTTTAATAGATATAGGCAAAGAATGCAACACAAAAGACTATGGCAAATTACAAATTAATGCTGTATATTTAAAAGAATTAGTACCTGAACTTGATAATTTAGATGAAGATATATATATTGATGGTTTAAAACCGTTTTTGCTTAATAATCTTGAAAATCATACGATTATAAAATATAAACATAAGTTTTCATCAAATCAAGAGTATTATATTAATAAATTGATTCAAACAGCCAGAAAAGAAATAATAGAAACAGGTATTAACCCATTAACTAAAGACCAAATTGAAGATATAAATCAACCAAATATTATCATAACAGACACAGCTATATCTCCAATAAACTATACGTTAATGGATACATTACACGAAATAAGCGAAAAGTATAAGAATGAATTAAATGATTGTAACAGCAAACTCGTAAACATTGATGAAATGTTAGATTTTATGAGTATGATAATTGCATAAACACATGTAAAACTCTTAAAAGCAAAATCGCTTGCTCTCGCTCGCTTTCGAGGGTCATTATGTAATACTAATCAAAAAAACAGGTCTTAGAGAAACGCTCTAAGACCAAATTGCTGAGGTAGCTCAACGGTTGAGCACAGGTCTTATATGCCGGGGGATGTGGGTTCGAATCCCACCCTCAGTACTGTGTAGGTAGGACAATGGTTAGTCTATCAGATTGTGAATCTGAAGATACGGGTTCAATTCCAGCCCTACACCTATAAACATAACAAGTTTATAAAAATAATTATTGGCAGATATACCGTAATTGGTAGCGGGGCAGACTGTAAATCTGTTAGTTAACACCTCTGGGGGTTCAAGTCCCTCTCTGCCAATTAATATCATCGGAATATGGTGCAACTTGGTAGCACGCTTGCTTTGGGAGCAAGAAGTTGCAGGTTCAAATCCTGTTATTCCGACTTATACCGGAATGTCGGAATAGGCAGACGAAACGGACTTAAAATCCGTGAGCTTTAATAGCTGTGTGGGTTCAAGTCCCATTTCCGGTACTCATGCTTTGATAGCTCAATCGGCAGAGCAGCTGATTTGTAATCAGCAGGTTATCGGTTCAATTCCGTTTCAAAGCTCTATGTTTCTGTAGCTCAGTTGGTCAGAGCATTCGGCTGTTAACCGAAGTGTCGTAGGTTCGAACCCTACCTGAAACGCTTATATTATGATTAGTATTATACTAATCATAATTTTTTTTTATTAAACAAATATTATTTATGTATTACCGAGTGCATATGTAATAAAAATAAAAAAGGAGATAAATATATGCCAAACTGGTGCGTGGGAAAACTAAAAGTGAGAGGCAAACGTGAGGATTTAATCAATTTTATAAAAAATGGATTACAACCATTATATGCTGACCATAATTCAAATATTAATGAAGAAATAAACGATAATTTCATATGGTTACATTATGACGATACTTGCTATATTAAACATACATATCGTGGTTTTATTGATTCTCTTAATGTTGAATTAGAAAAAGATGATAATACAAACCCATCTATTATTATATTAAATGCAAGATTTGCATGGGCAATTCAGGCTGAACAGCTATTAGAAATCTGTAAAACCTATAATGTTGACATGAATATATATGCTTACGAAAGGGGTATGGAATTCAATCTGCATATAGAAATTGTCGATAATAAAATCGTTCATGACGATGAAATCACATTTGGCAATTATATATGGGAATGTCCTGAACCTGATATAGGCGGCTGATACTAACAAAATAAATAACCCTGAATTTACATTCGGGTTCATTTATGTAAGTCATGATTCTCCAATCTTTAAAACCCTATGCTTAAGAGCATAGGGTTATATTTTTTTTAATTAAAATCTAAGTCTTTATTTGATTCTACGGTTTTATCTACAGATAATTTGTTATCAATAACTTTATTTCTATTAGAGAGTTTTGTCCAATTATCTGTATAAACATCAGATAACTCAGATACACTAAACTTTTGAGAGTTATAAGTTTTACTTACTTTATCGTAAAATTTCACTTCTCTATCTCTATTAGGCAAATTTAAAACAGCTGTTTTATCTTTAATATTCACACAAGATTCTGCAACAGTCATTGTTCCCATTTTATTATCAACCGGAACTTTAACAATATAGAAGTCACCAAACTCTCCTGTTTTTTTGTCACTCACAAGACCTTTTGGTATGACTATATCAGTATGTGTTGCCCCAGCCACTTGAATCTCGGCATAATTCATGAATTTATCGCTTGTAAATGATTTAGGATTCTCAAATTTTTTATTCATAATATCATAAAAAAAATCATCAGTTTTATCAGGATTTTTATAATAATCCTCAACACGATTCGCAGCGTTAACTAAGTCTCTACTCTCTTTCAGAGTCAAATCTTTTTGATTTAAGGCTAACATAATGTTATATGCCATATTAGTACTTTTACAAGAACCTATAACATCAATGGCATCAGGATTATAATTATCACTATCTATATAAAATCTAATAGCATCTTGCGTACACCTTGGATATTCAAGAATTTTATCAATCTTATCAAGCGTTGTTCTTTCAAGCATACCCAAAACATTATCCATTTGGCTTACATCTATACCAATATGATTTTCACTTGTTGCTTTCGTTAACATATAATCTATATCGGATTTATTAAGCAATTTATTCTCGGCTTTTTGTATATATGTTCCCAGTGTTAAATATAAATTCTCTTTATCTGATACAGATAATGCTTCCTGAGATTTAGCTTGAATATCTTTGATAGCATTGGTCATATTATCAGCATAATCTGCCTTAATATGATTCCAATTCGATAACGCATGATTTCTATCGTAGGCTTCATGTATTTGCTCTGTTTCGTAAAAATCTTTATTCCAAGGATTTGATACATGCTTATTGTCAGAATTTTGTAAAATAAAATCCTGCAATGGTCCATGCAATACAGTATGGTCTATACTCACAAAACTTGAATGTAACATTTCTGAATCAGGAAAATCTTTATTATAAGTTTCATGATAATATTTTTTTGTCGCTAACACAGCCGGTATTTCCGCTCCGGATAACTTTAAATTAACTTTATCACCAATATCATAAAATTCTTGTATTGGTGTATTAGCTTGTTTAATATTATCTATTTCGTTTAACATATTAGTTTAATTCCTTTCGTAATTTGATATTCTTATAATAATCTCTCACTTATATTAATTTCTTATAATTCAATTATATATGAAATCTAATATAACGCCATATTAATACCGAGTGTATTTTAAAACCATGGAGGATAATAAATATGTTATTTATTGCAGAATTAAGCAATAATGGAACAAGTCTTAAATTTGAAAAAGACGAAAATTCAAAACTTAACGTAAGACTCTTAGATGATGTTGATACCATGTATGGAGATTTTGGTACATACAAGTATAACAAAATCGTAGAAGCCTTAAACAATCTTGAATGTACAGATAATGAATTAAAAGCTTTTACGTCATATCTTAAAAATCAAGTCTTTGATGAATCAATTTTGCAATTCAAAATGAATGAATCAATAGTTGATATTGCAAAAAACAGGCTTGAGACACTATTATATAACAAGAGAAAACTAACTCTCACACCTGCTGAGAAATTCATTTTAATCAATCCTGATAAAGATATTATAAATAATGATGAATATATTTGTTTGCCGCCAGTGATACAAGATATATATAAACCTATTTATAATGATACATATGATAAAAAGAATATATTGTTTGTGCTTGATTTTATAAAAAATCATAAGAATTTTGTTGATAACATAAGCTTTAATGCTAATATTCTAGGCAAAAACAGTATAGGAAGACACAATATTGAATTTAAATTACATCGTTGTGATGATGCATTTTATTTTAATATTAATAAAACTATTGATAACATATTCGGATATGAACCATTTAATATAAATGCTGTTCACTTATCTGAACTACTAGATAACTTTGATGATTTCCCTGAAGATATTTATACAAGTAATCTTAAATATAATTTACTACAAGATATTAAAACAAATACTATTAACAGTTATCAGCACAAACAATCTTCTTCACGCCTTTATTACTTGAACAATTTAAGAAAAAAGGCTGAAAATGAGATTATATATACAGATGTAAATCCATTAACACCCGAACAAATCAAAGAACTTTCAGAACCAAATGTGATAATAACAGATTCTAAAACATCACCTGAAAACTATATATTTAACAAAAGAATATTAAAGCTTGATGACATATATCTAAAGGTTTTAAATGACGTACAACCAAATCTAATAGGTGTTGATGACGTAATTAGACTTATTAAAAAGCTTATGTAACACAGATAATTTACATAAAATAAAATAAAATAAAATAAA